ATCTATCAAATTTTGGATAATCCAAGGCACTAGGTGCCATAGATACCCGAAAAGTATTTGAACTATCATCAATACCTATATATGTCTTCCATCTAATAGATCCCCTGTAAAATGCGTATGCGCTCATGACGTATGTCAAGAACGTATTATGTACAAAATTGAAAGCATTACTAGCGTCATCAGCATGCATTCCGTATGGATCATATCCCCACGAGTACGGTCTATGGGGGAATGTCAATTGATGCATATGTGAAGTTGTATATGAAGTAGTCCTTGTAGCATCAGCTCGCATATATCTCTTTATTAGTAAGCGAAACGAAGCATAGGGATGCAAAATATACAGCTTGTGATGACCCAATCTGAGACTTAGCTAAAATTGATTCAGTAGCATCTGCTTCCTCAGGTGTTAGGGCGTTCTCATCCTCTACATCTCCAGATTGAGGAACTAGATCATCACCTGATTGGGGTAAGAACATTGACATTCTATTGATTTTGTCGTCAGTTGGAACTGCAACCTCGAAATCATCACCAGCACTAATAAATACTTGTATTGTAATGGAATCGTTACTGGAACTGGGTGACGTCAACTTAGTGACAGGCGTTAATACTAGAACACCGTTATGTTGAAAATCATCAAATCCAGAGATTACATCTGTTCCAAAAGGAGGAGGAAGGTCACGTGGAGAAATGGTTTGTAACCACGGCCATTCAGTTCCCCAACCTACTTCAATAGTAAAATCTTTCTCTTCAGTTATGTCAATGATCCTGTTTATATTTACGTTGTTGTCCTCAACACTGGTCGTCGCTCCCAAAGGGTCATAAGCTATCCGGAGACGACCTCTGTGAAAGTTACTAGCCACAACCAAAAATCTAAACTTCAAGGTGCCCCTCCAGTATTCAAAAGGAAGGGACATGAAAGCAGTTGTAGCAAAATGATATTTGGTATAATCTGTCTCACCTACTGTGACTGTATTAGTCTTGTATTGTTGTGGTGTTACCAAAATTTCATTAATAATGTCTCCGGCTGAATCTGATTCTGACCATGTAATCGAACCAATGTGAGTTTCTTTTCCCTTTAAATAGGAAAAGTCCAATTCGTCAACGCTTGGCAATCCGAAAGTTGCGGGATCTATTGTCAATTCTCTTTTCGGATCGCCTGCGAGTGTTTGGCATGTGTCAACACCCTGTGTTGATGCTAAATTTCCTAAATACCTAGGCGTGTAAAGCATAGTATTATCAGCATAATTGGGCTTAGAATAACCAAACACTCTGGCAATGTTCCCTACAGCTTTCGATGCCATTTCTGTTGCTCGAGCGTATGGAGCAATTCCAGGAACATCTTTTAATTTACCCGCAACTGCGGCTACTGCCATTGCGGGTTTCGAAACAATGCCTTTATATTCATCACATACCTCCTCTCCTGATTGTGGGGTAAGAGCGGACATATTGACAGAAGTTGGTACTTCCAATCTAACATCCTCTAACCACGCCCACACTTGTATAGACAAGGGAGTTGTGTCTCCATTTGCGTGTTGCAACGGCTGGAGACTCACAAAATGTAGCTTTCCAAGGTCATCAAAATAAGGTGTTGTAATATCCACCCCATTTAATGGCCAAATCAACGGAAAACACATTGTTCCTCCCTGTGAACTTGTAGGGTTTAAAAATATGTGAGGTCTTTGTGAGTAATGCAATAATTTTAAATCTTTATCATCATCTAGGCCCATTACTGATGCATATCCCGTCATAGGTGTATACGCTGTTAGTATGTGCCCATACATGAATGCATTACCGTTTAGAACAACTTTTATGCATAGGGTACCATTCATAAATTTATAATTGCTCATCCTATTGGCAACTCTGGTTTGTTCTAAAAATAATCGCCATGGTGATATCGTCGCATCCATTGAAAGACCTGGTGTGAGTAAATAATTATATATTTGTATTGGGCGTGAAAAGAATTTGCCCAGTTCAAATTCGTTTGAATCAGCCATGGTAAAAGTCTGATCGCGCCTATCCGGGCGCATATCAAACACTTGTTGTGGTGAGGCATCTTGAAACGTAGTGATAACCTCTTGATCTCTTGTTAATTTATATACATTGGGGGGTCATTTTTATACAAATGGACGATCGACCCAATCTAATCCATTGTGGTCTGAGAGCGTGGTTTAGTCCACTCCCCTAAATAGGGGATGATCGTAATCATCTTTTAATATACACAAGCAGGGAAAGAATTCTCTCAATTTTCTCTCCTAGTAATCAGTATGTACACCCCTCGTTTTAGCTTAACATGCGTTGAGGTACGCATGGAGGGACACTAGAACACGACCTAGTCCGCGTCTTGGAGGTATTTGAGTTTCCATTCCTTCACTCTATCATCAAAATCTTTCTCTAGATGTGAAGTATAATGATTAAGATTATATTTCTGCGCCAAGCGCATCAATTTTTCTCTACGATCATCATATACCTCTCTACCATGATAGAACCATTCCACTAAGGCACTATCTATGACACTGCCACACACTTCTTCCATAGTGACAGATTTTGATTTTGTTACACGGTGTAGACTTTTGTAAATAGACATTTCGTCCAACTTTCCAACCGTGCAATCAATCTCCTCAATATAGTGTGACCTTCTCTTCAAGAAGTCTGTATCTGCCTCATTCATATAAGGCACAGGATCAGAAGTCTTGTCGGGCATTGTAAAGACCATACCATATTCCTTCAAAAAGGCGGCAAAGGATATGTGGTTAAATTCGTCATATCCCACTTTGACGGTGGATTCAGCATCATCTCCATATGTAGACAAGGCAACTGCACTCCGGAAATCTGTATCACAACCGTATATGGAAGCAAAACCACACCTAAACAACAATGAATTTACAACTGAATTAATGTATACAGTTAAATTGTGTCCAGATGGATTACTACCATCAACTTGTAACTGATCTCCATTATAGGCAACCATAAAGTAACAAACCTCTGTTGCTAAACCTCGCATGATCGTTAAATCGCGGTCTGTATAATTGCCACTCTCTTTTGCCATCCTTATCAAAATGTCAAATGCTGCAAACATCATCATTGGAGACATTGTCAAATCATACTTTGAATAATCTCCAGCCAAGACCCTATGTCGCACATACTTCATGATGTAATCCTTAAGTTCTTGCCACTCCTGGCTACACGAATTTACACAAACAGCACACTCTGAAAGCAAAGGGAAGATTGATAATACTCTAGCTACTGGTAAAAAGTACTTCCGAATAGCAAGTTGCAAAGCCATAGGGGCACTCTCAAAGACTCTCACCTTATCTGAGGTCAACTCTGTTGCTTCATCCTTTAAGCATGCCTTGAAAATGGAATAGCATCGCTCTCCCTTGAGAAAACATTCCTCCATTCTATCGACCTCATCCCAAAACATGGGATCTACGTCCACAGGGTCTGCATGATTCTCAGACTCTACTGGGACATACCACGAATCTTTCCTCCCGGATAGTGGCATCCCTGGTGAAGTACCACCTTTCATCCTATCAATGAATCTACATCCATCTATACCAGAAACTGTTTCAACACGTGATAAAGGTCTAAGACCTTCTCTCACCCAATCCTTATTTCTAATTTTCCGTAGGAAAGGTTTGATATAATCTTCAACAGCATACTCCAGTAAATCAGCTCTCATGCCAATGCTGGGATGTGCTATATATTCCAGAGTCTTCTGATAGGGATAATGGCCCCTTGATGCATCATTCTTCAATTTCGGTGGTCCCCATATATTAGGTACTCCAAATAATTGTTCTACATCATCGGAAAAAATTGTGGGTTCAACGGCAGATATTGGAGTTGCTCTACCAATGACTTGACCAAAATATCTCAAATGTGCTCCTGGTGATAGAAAATTCACAGCACTTTTCGGGTGTATTGATGTGCTTTGGAAATATTCAACACCATACTGTTTCTTCAGGAGTACACCAGTAGAGGTTGATGGAAACACAATTGGTTTCTTCTTCAATTCCTCAATTGATGTCTCTAATTGATGCCTTGTGACATATCCAAGAGCACCAGTCGTATTATATCCTGCTAAATGAAGGCCCGTGATGAAACCATTGACCTTCTGAGCTAAATGTACACCTCCACACAATCCAGGGAAAGTTCCTTCCTTGAATGAGTATGTAGCTCCATCGTATATTATATCCAATGAGTCTGTCATATCAATGGGAGCAGGATTAATCTTTTGGTCGTACGTATGCACTATCCCATCTTTATCCTTATAAATAAGTTTAGTCACACACTCAGTCAACTTACCATTAGGGAACAAGTGCATTATATTGGCCCAATCCCCACCATTTGGTATCCATGCCAAAGCAAAATCCGTACCTGGAATATGTACCGAAGTTCGCTTTTGTATTAAAGCGGGAAAATTAGGACCTACTGTATTGGGATCTTGCCGTATAAATTGGGCTGTTTGAACATCTTCTGCTTGAACAAAATGATTAGGTAAAAGAACTATATTGCTGCATAAAAACAATCCATTGCAAAAGCGTCTTCTGCGAGTGCCATCTTTCTCGTATGTGACACTAACATGACAAAGATTTTTAGCGATCTTCTTTTCTTGCTGATCTAATGTCATTGTCTTCGATTCTTGCGTGATATCTAATTCTTCTACTGTAGCAGTTGCCCATATACACTTTTCGGCATCTCTCTCCGCTACTTCTTCTTGTGTGCTAGGACTCAAGGACCCCTGAGGGCCCAATGGTTTTGCTAAACGATACAATTTTGCCGCAGTTAAAATTGCTGCAGCAACAATACAAGTGCCAGCTAACCACTTCTTAGAGTCTTCACGCATCTCGCGAACCCTATCTGTTACCATATCGGGTCTATTTGTAATTAGTTCATATCCAGCCACCTTCAACTGGTGGGCAAAAGATGCTGCCTTCAATAAACAAAACATACTCGCTGATGCAAAGAAAAAGCATAAAAAGAGGGCTACCAATACTAATGATTGTGGTCCATAATACGCGTACTGGCCACACATCCACAGCATAAATGTAGATATCACCGCACATAAAAAGGAGAATGTGTACAAAAAACGCACTCCAGTTTTAGCTTTCAAAACATAGTACGGTGTTGTAGCTGTGAAAAAGATACGCTTAAATGCTTCCGAATGTAAAATCCAGCTCGGGATGAATTGTAAAGGTACATCCCAATAGGTATCATGGAACCATCGCGCAATATTGGCAACTTCTTGTTCTAACAAATCACTAAATGACTGAGAATCCCAATTTTTCCATACTTCTTTGATATTTCCAATAAAAATGTTTCCAATAGCTTCCACGACAAACCTAACACCTAGCTTCTCTAGTAACGCATAACGCCCCAGAGAATAAGCTATTGTTTCAAAGCCCATCTGCTTAGTAAACTTTCTCTTGGAATTAATTCTCTTTTGCCTTTGCTTTTCCTCCTCTTCTTCCTTATCGGCTTGGAGTTTCTCACGCCTGAGAATTTCTTGTAAATGATCATCAGGATTATATTGAGACTTGGAACAATCTTCACAAAACAACCTTTTGCAATTAGGACACATGTCCTTCACAATATTCTCTCGCAATTTATTGTTCCTCTCAACCAACTCCTTCTGATTAGCAAAGAAAGATTTAGAATCTTCATATATCAAATGAAGTACTTCTTTGATACTCATTTCATACCCGAAGGCTTTCCAACCAACTTTTGCTGGTCCGGATCCTTCCGTAGGAATAGGGTATGCCTTTTCAACAGTAAAGTACCAAAGGTCGTCAACCGCTGCATTACTGCCAGTTTCTTCTCTGTAAGCGGCCACTTTCTCTGAATCGAGCATGCCTAATGTAGCAAAACTCTTCTTTCACGTGTGCCTTGATCAGAAAACGTTCTCTTCTCAATACACTGACAGGTTCTTCAGAGTAATGTTGTGCTCCCCCTGTCTTAGGATTTTTAGTCACAACTACCACTTTGGGTTCTACGCTAACCCTTCCTTTCATCTCCAATTCTGCCATTATAGCATACATGCGAACATTATTCACAAGTTCAATCATGGTGGCAGCAGGAGATTTTTCACAAAAGGCTGGTTTTGAATTTCCCTGATCATCAATGTAAACTCCATTAATGTAGGATTTGTAATTGGA